TTTTATGATTTATATAATAATGGTTATAGTATTGCAAGCATACTTAATGATATTAATTTTACTTTAGTAGAAGCTGTTAGTTTTATAAATTTAGATTCAAATATTGTGGTTGATTTAAAGAACGCTGGTTATAGCATATCAGAATTATTTCATATAGGTAAACTAACTAAATCACAAATACCTAATTTATATGTTACTAATGGTTATTCATTAAAAGAAATTGAAACAACTTTTTCATTACAAACAATGTTTAGTAATGGTATAACTTTAAGGCAATTAAATGATAATATAAGCGATTATCCTGTTAGTTATATTTTGAGTAATATTAGAAATATAACAATAGAAAATTTTTATGATTCTTCATTCAATCCCTATTATTTATATCCATCTTATTCATTAAATGAAATATTTTCTTTAAATTTTAAAGTTTCCGATTTTGTTAATTTAGTAACAAATAATAATTATGTAAGTTTAACTGATATTTCTAATTCAAATAATTTTGATTTAAATTCTATATTACAATCTAATTTTGATGTAAATGATTTTCATAATTCAGGATATACAGCGCGTCAATTAAATTTAATAGGAAATAAACCAATAAATTTTTTTACAGCATCTAATTATTCACTAATTAATGTGGTTGATGCATCTTATTCAATACAAGATTTATATGATACATCAATCCCAATAGTTCAACTAAAAAATATATATTCAATACAGGATATATTAAATGAACGTGAAATAACTAATAATAATTTATATTCAAATATTGAAATTATTCGTGCAGGTTATCCTCTATCAAGTTATTTTGATGTAAGCAATATTTTTAGTGTATTAGATTTAAAAGTATATGGAAATGTTCCTGTTTCTTCCATAATAAATGATACAAGTTATTCTCTAATAGATATTCTGGACGCGTTGTATAGTCCATTTGATTTATCTAATTCTAATTTTTCAGTTGAACATTTTCATAAATCAAATAATTATTTTTTACAAAGCATTACAGATAATTCTTTTGGCATTATTGATGTGTATGGAACTATTGAAATTCTAACTGATGGTTCTTTTACATTACAAGAATATTATGATGGTAGTTATAGTGTTTCACAAATAAAAGAATTTACAAATAATAGGTTTACACTAACACAAATTATCGGTTCTTCTTATAATCAAACTAGAAGTGAAATTGTAAATAATTTTAATGCGTCTGTTTTAGATTTAAGTCAAAATGGTTTTACTTTAAATGAAATTGTTCCACCATATACTTTAGATATATCTATGGAAGAAATATATTCTCTTGAAGATATTTATAATGCTAATTTTCAAGCAAATGAATATAAATCAAGATTAGATTCTGGTAACACAAATTATAGTGTTTCTTTACTTAAAAAAAAAGGCAATAAACCAGCATCATATTTTTTAGATACAAGTTATAGCATTGGTGAAATTATTGATGCGGTATATAGTGTTCAGGAATTATACGATGCCTCATATTCAATACAATTTTTTAAAGATCAAAATACAAATTTTATGTTTCCTGGTTCTTCATATAAAATTAAAGATTTATCAAATAATCTTAGCATACAATATTCTTACCCTACGCAAGATATATTAAAAGCAGGTTATCAAGCAAGTTTATATTATGATGCTTCTTATACAACTTATCAATTAAATACAATAGGTCATATACCTGTCAATATACTTTTACAAGACACATCTTATACATTTTTAGAAATATTAGATGGTTCATATTCAGTATTAGATTTATATAATAGTAATTATCCTATTAGTGAATTTAAATTTGAACCAATTACAAATTATTCTATTATAGATTTATCAGGAATTTATGACATATCAAACATATTAACTGCCGGTTTTAGTATGAATACATATAAATTAGGTGATTATAATATTGGTCAATTAAGAACTTTAGGTGACATTAGTTTATCTAATTTCTTAAATAATAATGGCAGTTTAAATAGCACTTATACATATATTGATATTTTAGATGGGTCATATCCAGTAGTAGATTTATGTTTTAATATTTTTCCTGCACAACAATTTAGATTTAAACCTATTACAAATTATTCTATACAAGATTTATCTAATATTTATGATATTTCAAATATAATAAATGCCGGTTATGATATTAATACCTATTATGATGGTAGTTATAATGTTAATCAATTAAGAACTATTGGTAATATTAGTTTAATTAATTTTATAAATAATAGTGGAGAATTAGATAGTAGTTATACATATTTGGATATATTAGATGGTTCATATTCAGTATTAGATTTATATAATAATTATTTTCCAATAGATAAATTTAAATTTCAACCAAATACAAATTATTCTATAAAAGATTTATCAGGTATTTATGATACATCTAGTATTTTACAAGCAAATTTTAACATAAATACATATTATGATGGAAGTTATACTACATTTCAATTAAATACAATAGGTAATTATGATGTATCAAATTTATTAAATACTAATTATTCCATTTATGAAATATTAGATGGTTCTTATAATATAAATGAACTTTATAATAATAATATAAGTCCTATTGATTTTTCTAATTCTGTTTATGATATTCCTATTTTATTAGATTCAAGTTATAATCGCACACAAATAATTCAAGTTGGTTATAATGTAAATCATTATTATGACAATAGTTTTAGTGCTCGTGAATTAAAAGAAACTGGAAATTATCCTGTTGTTTTTTTTATAGATAGTAGTTATTCTACGCAAGAAATTTTTAATTTAAACTATAGTATAAGTGATTTATCAATAAATGGTTTATTAATACAAGATAATATTGATGAATATGCTATTGCTACTATTGAACAAGGTGGATCATTAAATTATAATGTCACAGACCTTAGTGGAATATTTAATTCTAATTTACTACTTAGAGGTTATAGTTATCAAACACTTATTGATAATAGTTTCACAAATATTGATTTAGATGTCTATACACCAAATGAACTTAAAAATGAATTAAATATACCAGCAAATGCTTTAAAAGAAACAGGTTATTCATTAAAAACACCAAATTTGCATAAAGATATTAATGGAAATATTCAGTATACTATTGAAGAACTTGTAGAAGGTGGTTTTAATAATACTGATTTTATTAATTCATTATATAATAGCACTAATCCAAATGAACTTAATAATATAAGTTTTTCACTATTAGATTTATCTAATTCTTTTAGATATATAGATTTAGGTCAAGTTACACTAAATGGTAGTAGTTATAAATATAATGGAACGGGAAATGGTATACCATTAGGATTTTTTAAAAGTTATAACATTGATGTTTCTTATTTAACAACTGGTGGTATTTATTTAACTGATATTAACAATACAAATTTTGCTGATAATTTGTTTCAATTATATTATACGGCTCAAGATTTATATGATGGTGGTTTTAATATTGTATCACTTTCAAAAGCAGGTGGTATTCTCCCAGGTTCAAAATATCAATATACTTTAGAAGAAGTTATGGGAATAAATCCACCTATAGACGAATTAAAAATAGCATTAGTTGATCTTAATGGTTATAATGGTGTAACAAGATTAGGTAGTAGTCCTTCATATGATATTAATATAAATACACTTAAAACATATAATTATTCATTAAATGATGTATATAATGTAAGAAATTTTGGTCGTGAATATGGTTATTTAATACAACAATTAGCAAATGCAGGTTATACTATTCAAGATTTTTATGATAATAATTATATTTTAACAAATACAATATTAGAGTCATATTCGGTTGAAAGTATTTTACAAGCAGGTTATAGTATTGATCAAATAAATAGTTTACAATCTGCTGTTATTTCACCAGGTGATCTATTGGGTTTAGGTGCAACAATTTGTGATTTGAATGTTTTTCTTATACCAAATAGGACGTGGTCTAGATATAGACCACCTTCAATTGATTTATCAAATTATTCTGTTGAAGATTATAATATGCGAAGAAAAGTAGAAATATTACAATATAGAAAAAATGCTAATGATTATACAAGCAATTCAAATATTAAAAATACATTAAAAGGACAAAATAATTGTCCTATTGGAACAAAACCAACATCAACTAGAAATTCTGATGTTCCAGGCGAAACAATGAATTTAGTTTTAAATCCTAATGTGTCTGTAACTAATTTTTTAAAGAAATATAACTATGGAAATAGTTAATTAAAATAATATTAAATTATCAATATTTTTAATATTATTATTTAGGTTTTCTTATTCTTCGTGATTATTATATTTAGAACGTGGTTTTCTTTGTTGTTGTTGTTGTGTTCTAACTTCACACATAATTTGCCCATTTTCACAAGGAGCACATACTTGTTTTGCCTGATATTTAAATCCTTCTTTATCACAATCCATAACACAAATATGAACATATTCACCCGCAACTAAATATTTATATTTATCATCTTGTAATTCAATACTACTATGATGCGTAAAAATATCTTCACCCGCAAGAGGTCCATTTTTAATAGTTACATAACCAAACCCTTTCTGGCTGTTAAACCATTTAACACAACCCATATATTTTTCTTCTTTAGAATAATTTGTTGAACCTGTTGTAGATTGTTCCATTATAATAGTGATTATAAATATTTCTTTAAATGTTATTGTATATTATAATAATGTATATTATAATAATGTATATTATTATAATTATGATAAAATTAATGAAATAGTAAATAATGATTGTAACATTGAAATAGTTTTTGCGATATTTGATATAGGGTAAATATCACCATATCCTAATAAACAACCAGTTGTTATAGAAAAATATAAACGATTAAATATTTTCTGAAATATTGACTGGTCTATTTTTTCTGGTGTTAACTCATCATCTTCAATAGCATTTTCTACTTCATTTTTTGTTTTATCTATTGCGTTATCTTTTTCTTTTTCTTCATTTGCAATATTTGCAATATTTGCAATATTTGCAAAATTTTCAATAATTTCTTTTTTTTTAACTTCTTTTTTTATGAATTCATCTCTTAAAATTTGCTGTATTTTATTTATTCCACTAAAATTAGTATCATCTAATAATAAATATATAGTTGTAAACATAAAACTCAGCATAACAATACTATATATTTTACTTTTTAGAAAAGTATTTTTAACTTTTTTTACTATATCTACTAAAAAGAACATTATATATATACTTTATTAATATAAAAATATATAATGTTATTTTAGTTTTTAAAATATTTAGAATTAAACTATATTTAAATATTATAAAAAAATGAATTATATGAATATGATTAACAATAATAATAAAGATAAAAGAGTTAAGTTAGAATTAAGTAAAGAAAATGAATCTAATACTACAAATCATACAATATCTTTACTTACACGAAAAGTAAATGAACTAAATAATGATTTAAATTTTAAAATAGAAAATTTAGAGGGGAAAATTGCCAATATTGCCAGTAATATTTCAACTAATATTAATAATAATGAAAATAACAATGAAAATAATAATGAAAATAATAATGAAAATAATAATGAAATTAATAATGAAAATAACAATGAAATTAATAATGAAAATAATAATGAAAATAATAATAGTGATAAAATAATATTAATGAAAAATGATATTAATAATTTTCAATTAGACTTAAATAAGTTAAAAAGCTATACATTAGACATTTATAATGAAGTTATAAAAATGAAAAATACTATTGATAATTATGAATCTATAAATTCTATGAAAAGTGATATTTCAAATTGGATTTCTGAAATAAATGAAAATTGTATAAATTATGATTATGAGTATGATTATAGTCCTAATTTATATGATTATTCTGAAGATTCTAAATTTAATGATAAAGAAATGCAAACGAATAATTGGATACGTTCGCAATCAATTATTAATTATTTACAACTATAATTATTAGTTATTTGTAAAATTCATCTATATCAAAACATCGTTTACTTACATCTTTTTTTTCATCATTTCTTAAAATTTTATTCATTTTTTTATTTAATTTATTTAAATTTTTTTTTTGTTTATCATTTTGAAGTAAATAAAAATCATCCTTATTATATTTTTTATCTTTTTTCATTTCATCTTTTATTATTTCTATTTGCTTTTGTGTTTTTAGATAAGATGTGCCATCTTTAAAATATGTATAGTGCTTTGTTTTACATTCAGGCATTGGATATTCACCCTCACGATTACTATTAGTCATAGTTTTTACTTCTTTAAAAACATCTTTTCTAAATTTTTCTATTAAATTATATTGAAATATTGATAAAAGTAATATTAAAATTATTAAAATACACCACCCAATAAATATTTTATAGTTTTTTTTTTGAAATATATTTTTAATTATTTTTAGCATTTAATAGTATATATAAATATAATATTAAAAATAATTTTGTCTTGTATTATTTAATAAATTAATAATATACTTTATAAGAATTAACTTTAAAAGTATTAAAACTTTTTAATAAAAACAAAAATTGATTTAGAAAAAAATAATATTATTAATTTATAATTAATTTAAATATGTTACACGTCGTCATTGAAAAAGGCAATAAATCATTTATTTTCAGTGAAATTCTAAAAAAACTAAAAATATTCACTGACACAATAGTTATTAATTTTAACGATAATCATATGTATATTCAAGGTATGGATTCTTCGCATATTGTTATATTTGAATTAAAAATTAATTCAAATTGGTTTGATACATATTTAATAACAAAAGAATCTAATTATGAATATGGAATAAATACAAATATTATTTCAAAAATATTATCAGTTCGTGATGAAAATCAACATATTCGTTTACATCAAGAAGATGATGAATTTGATAAATTGGAAATAAGTTTTATAAATATAACTCCAAAAGAAGATATAAAAAAATCAACTCCAGAAAATGGAGAAAAAAAAATAAATGTAAAAAAAAAAATGAAAAATGAAAAACAAGAAAAACAAGAAAAACAAGAAAAACAAGAAAAACAAGAAACAAATTCTTGCTATGAAAAATTCTTTCAAATACCATTAGTTGATATTGATTATGATAAACTAGAAATACCACCTACAGATTATGATGCCACATTACAAATAGAATCTAAAAATATAAAAAATTTAATTGATAATTTTGCGTTATTTGAATCAAGCACTATAGATTTTATATTTAATCAAGAAGATATTACTATACAAACTAATGGTATTGAAACAAATATGGAAGTAAATATTTTACATGACCAAATGGAACTTTATTCAATCACAGAAAACACTATATTCACTAATTCATTTTCTTTAAAATTTCTACAAAATCTTTGCCAATTTAATAAAATATCCAAATTTGTTCAAATACAACAAACTAAAAGTATGCCTATTGAATTTACATATATGATTGATGATGAAAATACATTTAGATTTTATCTAGCACCATCTATTAATGATTACGAAGAATAAAAAAGAATGGTATTATAAGTTGATATACAAATATTATTTAAAATATACATATATTAAGGTAAATAATATATATATATTTTTTTATGAGTTTAAAAACATTATATGCTGGCATTTGTTCAGGATTTATTCAAACATTTCTATCATATCCATTTGACACAATAAAAACATGGAATCAAAATAAAAATATTTGTAAAACACCATCATATACAATAAAAAATTTATATAGTGGAATTAAATATCCTATTATTCAAACACCATTAACAATTGGTTGTGGTTTTTATACCAACGAAAAAGTGTATAACAAATATAAAAATATTTATATAAGTTCTTTTTGTTCTGGATTAATAAATGTAATCATTTTTTCTCCACTAGATTATTATAAAATAAATTTACAACAACAACAAAAACCAGATTTTTTTAAATGTTATAATAATTTACCAATATTAATAATTCGCGATATACCATCAAGTATAATATTGTTATCTTCATATAGAAATTTACGTGACAAAAAAGTACCCATTCCTATTGCAGGTGGTTTATCAGGTCTTATAACTTGGAGTATCATATTTCCTTTAGATACAATTAAATGTCGTTTACAAGCAAATACATCATTAAAAATATTAGAAGTTGTTAAAATGGGTAAGTTATACAATGGTTTTAGCGTTACATGTTTTCGTGCTGCTTTTGTTAACACTATAGGATTTTATATATTTGAATTATTAAAGAAATGAGTTTAAATAAATATTTTTCAATAAATATAATTTATAATATCCATGACAAGCTATATTATTGCAATAATTATATTTTTAATATTATTATTATTGTATTTACATTTTAGGTGTCATTTAAAAAAAATACATACTAATGATATTTTATACATAGATACTTCAAGTAAAGCACAATTTGAGAATGCTTGTAATTCATTG